GAGCCCCGCTTTGCAGAAGCGGTAGCCAATGCCTGTCTTGCGGAAGACCTTGCAGAATCGTACAAAGCATCAGTCGCAAACGACTGATGCCCACCTTCTGCGGTGACTTGCCATGACCATCTTAAACGCCATCGAAAAATTCGATGCCTATCGCCCAAACACAATCCCGCTCGAGACAAAGCTTGACTGGCTCGACACTCTTGAAGCCAATCTTTTTCTTGAAGTGATCTACACCCACGAAAACCCGGACGGTCTTTCGTATTCCCATATTCTCCCCGACACAGACCTCAATACCGAGCTGCTTGTTTCTCCCCCCTTCTCCGACATCTATCTTCACTTTCTCGCTATGAGGTATGATCTGTATTTTGGTGATCTTGCCCGTTACAACAATGACCTTTTACTCTATTCATCCGCATTTTCCGATTACGCTAAGCACATCAACAAAACGCATCTCCCCAACAAAACCACTACTTGTTTTAACGTCTGACTTTCCCGATTGGAGGCAAATTCAATGCATCATCCCTTTCTAACTCCTCCCAACACCACTGACTCTTACATAACATCGTTCGGTGGACTTGACCGTTCCCCGGTTTGCCCCGAAAACTTTTTTTCGGACACTTTCAACACCTCATCTGACAGCTACCCGCTGCTTTCTGTCCGAGATAAACGGGCGCGTCTTACCGTTTTTAACGGTAGACCCTCCTCTCTCCTTACAGTCAATGGAATTACATTCACCTGCGGCTCTTCCCTCTATTATAACGGTGTCCTACAGTATGACAATCTGATTCCCGACACAAAAAAGCAACTTGTCGCTATGGGATCAAAGCTCATTGTCTTTCCCGACGGATATTATATAAACACACTTTCTGCCGATCAAAACGGACTCTGCACAGAGCAAGGCTACATCACGTCAAAAAAAACATATAACTTTTCAACTTACATAGCGATCACGCCTTGCGACGACAGCGGAATCCAACCTACCGTATCATCCGTTCCTCCCGACGTCGAGTCCTCTTCCCTTTGGCTTGACGACACAATTTATCCGAATATTTTAAAAAAATATTCTCCCGATACTAACGAATGGGTGGAGATCGAAGCAACGCACACCCATATCGGTATGGATAACGTTCACGAATACGTTACTCCGGGGAAATTGACTGAAATTTGCGGAATTGATTCTTGGGTAGACGGTATCTCCATGATCACCTCTGTCGGTGAAGGTTACTTTACCGTCAACAAAAAAAGCGAGCACTTTAAGGCTTTTGAAATATCAGCAGACGAAACTGTTGTTTTTTCCTCGGTACTCCCCCGTCTCGACTTTGTATGCGAACATCAAAACAGGCTCTTCGGCTGCAGATACGGTATTGATAACTCGGGTAAATTTGTCAACGAAATCTATGCCTCAAAATTGGGTGACCCCGGAGAATGGACCGCCTATTCGGGATTATCGACCGACAGCTATGCCGCCTCCTGCGGAAGCGAAGGCCCATTTACCGGCATCGCCTCTCATTTGGGATACGTCGTCTTTTTCAAAGAAAACAGGATCCACCGTCTGTTTGGCACAAAGCCTGCCAACTACACCCTCTACGAGGACCTGTATCCCGGAGTTGCAATCGGAAGTGAAGGCTCTCTCTGTCTTGCCGACGGCATACTTTACTATCTCGGCAACAACGGTGTCTACGCATACAGCGGCAGCTCTCCCACCCTCATATCAAGCAAACTGGGCAACGAAAAGCTACACGACGGAGTCGGGGGGAAAAGCAAAAACAAATACTATCTTTCCGTTCGCAACAATAGCGGAGATTTTGAGCTATATACATACGATCTCCGTTACAGCATCTGGCACAAAGAGGATTCCGTTCGTTATATATTTCTTTCCCCGCTTGAAGGCTCTCTTCTCGGAATAAAAAGCAGTAATGACGTCTTTTCACTCGAGTTGCTTTCTTCAAAAGAAATACCTTCTCTTTGTAAAAAGCTCTACGATTCCTCAATAAGTTATGAAAGCTCGCTCAAATGGTCTGCGGAAAGCGGATATCTCGGTTTTTTCACAGATACAAATAAATTCCTTTCTAAACTTCGTATTCGTCTGGAAACGGGAGACAACTGCTCTTTTACCGTTTTCTACAAAACGGATTCATCCAATGTGTGGCACGAATGCGGCAGCATAAAAGGAAAAAAGGCGGGAGCCTATTCCCTGCACTTTGTTCCTCCCCGTTGCGACAAAATCAAGCTTCTTATCAAAGGAACGGGAAGCTGTATGATCCGCTCTGTTTCCAAAACCTTTGAATATGCAGGGGAGGTCATGTAAATGCTCTCAAACATTACACTCCCCACACTTGAGGAAATACGCGACAAGAACAATGCCGAAAAGATCAGAGGCTACCTCGCAACTCTTCACGATCAGCTGAAATACATGATGCTTAACATCGACACTGACAACCTGTCGGACAGTCTTAACACTACCATTTCCACCTCATCACAGGGGGTGACCGATCTAAAAGAAAGCGTTATACAGCTCGATGAATCTATGTCTGTTCTTTCTCAAACCGCCGAAAAGATCAGCTGGATCGTATCAGACGGGACCTCCTCAACCGATTTTTCATTTACTCCATACGCCACCGAGTTGATTTCAAAATGCGTAGACATTACGGGCTACGTCACTTTCTCTGATCTCGAATACAACGGAAAAACCGTCATAAACGGATCAAATATTATTTCAGGCTCTATCACTGCCGATAAGCTCACGGTAAACGACCTGTCGGCACTGTCCGCCAATATCGGCGGCTGGTCCCTCTCTTCCTCCGCAATTCAAAGCAAATCGCAATCGGGCGGTGCGCTTTACCTTAATTCCGCTACATCGAGCGATCCGTATTGGGTCAAAGCGACCGATGCATACGGCTACACCACCTTCTATATTGCAAAAAGCGGTGCCTGTTATTTCAATGGCGGCTATATTTCAAACGGCAGTATTTCGGCAGATAAGATCGTATGCGACAGTGAAAAACGGCTCGACCTCACCAACAACTATAACGGTATAAAAATCGGAAGCGGTATGGTCGTAACAAACGGCTACAACAACTGCCGCTTGTTTGTAAACAATTCAGGAATTCTGACATTTGACACAGGAACAGGAGATTCGATGTTCTCTCTCGCCCTTCTCCGAAGCGGCTCCTCCTACTCCCTCTCTGTCCTCAACGGCTCGGGCCAAGCGGTCGGTAGTATTCCGCTTTCCTGATTTCCGTTTTTATTTCTGTTAATCTTTGAATAAGGAGTATTTTTATGATCATTAAAAACCTTGATCTATTGAGATGCGTTTCTCCGATGAAGCTTTTGTGCGACAAAGAAAACATCCCTTTTCTTGCTGCAATTGCCATCAGCAAAAACGTTTCTGCCATTGATAACGCCATCGAAGCCTATATGAAAAAAAAGGACGAGCTTAACCAAAAGTATCTTAACAACGAGGGGGCTGCTCCTACTGTTAAAGCCGGCTTTGAAGAGGAATATCTAAGGCTCATTACAGAACTCAATAACGATTCCGTCAACATCCCGATCGAGTCTATCGACCCCGATGCACTTTCAAGTATAACCTTCCCCCCTAAATTCATCCAATGCATTGACTTTATGCTGGATATTTGAAAGGAGTGACTTACTTTGGCTACACTTCAGCAAAAAAAATACACAGAAAGCGACAAAGTGAAAGAAGCCTATCAAAACTATCTTGATTACAAGGACAGTAATCTCCCGAACGACTACGTTTTCTCGCAGGATGAGCTTCTGAAAGCTACACAGGACGAGCTTTTCAACAAAGAAGACTTCTCCTACGACGTGGAATCAGATCCGCTCTACGGTCAGTACAAGTCTATGTACACCGATGCCGGCAGATCAGCTATGGAGGATTCGGTCGGAAACGCATCGGCTCTCACAGGAGGCTACGGCAACTCCTACGCGCAAACAGCGGGAATCTCGGCATACAACGCCTACCTCGGAAAGCTAAACAACGTCATACCTCAGCTATACGATGCCGCCTACTCCCGTTACAATGATGAGCTTGACCGCCTCGAGCACAAGCTCGGTTACCTTTCCGATCAAAACAAGGAAGAATACTCCCGTTACCTTGACGGCTACAACGCCTACACCAACGAGGTAAACGCTCTGCGTGAGCTTTATCTTCGGGAGTATGACAACGATATTGCCATCCAGGACAGCGAATGGGAATCCGCCTATAAGATCGCTATGGCAGAACAGCAAAGAGAAATCGCCAATGCCGAGCTCGGATATAAATACTATGCCGCAAATCAGAGCCAAGCTCAGTTTGAAGCACAGCTTGCATATCAAAAAGAGCTTGATGCCGCAAACGAGCTTTACCGTCAGGAACAGTTGGCGGTAGAACGGCGTAAAGTAGTAAATCAAAACTCACAGTTCTGGGCTGAATTCAATTCAGATCACGCGGAAAAATACACCACAAATGAATTGTATGCCCTTCGCGGCAACGAATACTGGTTCGATCTTATCGCCGCTCTCGACTATAACTACAGTGACGATGAAATGGTAAGACTTAAAGCCCTTACGCTCGGTGTTGAGCCTGAATACCTTGATGCATATTTCGCAAACAAATATGCCGAGTAAAGCCGATATATGATCTGATTTGCATTTTCTATTTAAGCAAAAAGTCTTTTGTCAATTAAAATGTATTTGTACCCCCTTTTTACTCGAGCACGACTCATTTCCCCATTTTCCCCAAAAGGACATATACTATGAATATAGAAATCATCACATCGATTGCAAGCGTCCTCGGTAGCTTTTTTGCTACATTTGCAGGCATCGCACTGAATTCCAAACTCACAAATTACCGTATAGAGCAGCTCGAAAAAAAGGTTGACACACACAACCGAGTCATCGACAGGGTCTATTCTCTTGAAAAGCACAGTGCGGTCATTGACGAGGACATGAAGGTCGTTAACCACCGAATCGCAGATTTGGAAAGCTGTATTAACGACAGAAAACATCAATAACAAAACAAAGGAGAACAGCCTATGAAAACAAACTGGAAACGCAAACTTACAAGCAGAAAATTTTGGGTTGCACTCGTCGGCTTTATTACCCCGCTTCTGCTCGCCTTCGGTGTGGCAGAAAGCACTGCAACTCAGGTTGCCGGTGTGATCATGTCGGGTGCATCCTGTATAGCCTATATTCTCGGCGAAGGGCTTGTCGACGCCGAAACAGCTTCAATGATCTCACCCGATTCGATCGTCAAATAAAACTTTTTCGGAGAGATTACTATGAAGCAATTTGGAATTGATATATCAAAATGGCAGGGCGACTTTGACCTGACAAACGCCGTGAAAAACGGTGTCGAATTTGCCATAATAAAGGGTGGCGGCGGTGACGACGGATTATACATCGACCCTAAATTCAAGAAAAACTACGATGCTTCCAAAGCGCTCGGCATTCCTGTCGGCGCCTACTGGTTCACAAGAGCTTTAAACGTCAACGACGCTATAAAAGAAGCTGACTTTTTCTATGAAAAGATTCTCAAGGGCAGAAAATTTGAATTGCCTGTTTTCATTGACGTTGAACACTCCGACGTCTTTGCTCTCGGCAAAAAGGCTCTTACCGACACCGTTATTGCCTGGTGCGAACGTCTTGAAGAAAAAGGCTTCTGGGTCGGAATATACTCGACAGTCTACGCCTTCTCCGCCTATATGGATGACACCCGCCTTGAGCCTTACACCCACTGGGTAGCTCAGTGGTCTTCTGTCTGCACCTACCCTAACAAAAATATACTTGGTCTCTGGCAGTTCGGAGGAGAGGTCAACCTACTCCGAAACAAATATATTTCGGGGGTCGTGTGTGATCAGAATTATATGTATACGGACTTTCCATCCATAATTAAACAGAAGGGATTTAACGGCTTTGAACCCTCTTCCGACGATGCTCCTGCACTGTCCGACAACGTCATCCCCCCATCTGTCGCCCCCCCAAAAAAGAGTGTTTCCACCCTTGCAAATGAAGTTATAAACGGGCTTTGGGGCAACGGCGAAGTCAGAAGAAAAAAGCTTACGGAAGCCGGATATGACTATACCGAGGTTCAGGCACTTGTAGACAAAATACTTGCTCCCACCCCCATCTCTACTGTAAAAGCGGGTGATATGGCAAAGCTGACAAAGAACGCGGTAATTTTCGGAACAAACCAAAAATTTGCCGATTTTATCTACACGACCTTGCTTTACGTAAGGGAGATCAGCGGCTCAAGGGCGGTAATATCCATTCTTCCCGAGGGACCGATCACCGGTGCTGTAGATATAAAATATCTTATCCCCTACACAGTCTGA